ATTTGGGAATAGATATCTGAAACAATGAGTACAATACCCGTCGTATTTATCATCTCTAATCAGATATGTACACCATTCTGAAAGACATCTTTTATTCACAATGTCTTCCATTTGTTCTGTTTTATGTTTTCCACAATGTGTAGCTTTGCCTCCTGGGATACCGAAGACCGGTGAAAGTGATTTACAACCTTCATGCTGACATCTTTTACTCACAAGGTTTTCCATTTGTTCTGTTTTATGTTTTCCACAATGTGTTGGTTTGCCTCCTGGGATACCACAGGTTACAAATGATTTACAACCTTCATGCTCACATCTTTTATTCATAATGTCTTCCATTTGTTCTGTTTTATGTTTAGAACAATGTGTTGGTTTGCCTCCTGGGATACCAAAGACTGGTGAAAGTGATTTACAACCTTCATACTCACATCTTTTATGTTTAACATTTTCCATTTGTTCTGTTTTATGTTTTCCACAATGTGTAGGTTTGCCTCCTGAGATACCGAAAATTACTTGTTTATTACATCCAATGAATTTACAAATTGTCATATATATTTATACAACTATTTTATTCTTTAATATTTTTTATACCTAAAGAACTTTTATATTACTAGGTATACAACCAAACACAAAAACAATAATGACGAAAGTCAAGACCACTGAAGCCTTTACCATTGCCAAAACCAGAGCCATCGCTCAATCAAAATTCATCCAACTGCTAAATAATGATAAAAAAGGAAAAAACATGGAAATACTTGTTTACAATAATATGATTGAAAAGGCAACTGAGAAATGCATCGCCAAGAACTGGAAGGACGTCAAGTTTAGACGTCTATACCTTGAAAAGTTCAGATCTCTTGTATATATTATACAGAAATTCCCCGAAATCAGGAAAATGAAGGTATCTGAAGTTTTCAAAATGAAACGAGAGGACATAAATCCAGATCTTTGGAACCCAATCATAAAAAAATGTGATGTCAAGAGAGAAAAGATGATTAAGCAGTTGCCCAAGGAGGAGGACACGTATCTCGACGGGTTGTATACTTGTCCTGAATGCAAATCACAGAAGACTAGTTTCTACACGTTGCAGGTGAAATCGGCTGATGAACCCGAAACAGAATTTTGTATGTGTTTGTCGTGCCAGTACACTTGGTCAAACGATGATAGCAAATAAATAGATTAGCATTATTAGATATTTAATATATAAAAAGAATATTACGATATTAAAGTTTTCTCTAACATTATTATAATAATGTCTTATTGTTATAATAAGAGAGTTTTATCGAAAACAGATGATTCAATGCCTGTATTTAGTTTAGATAGGTTCGAGGGGTATGCTCGAATAACAAGTGTATATGATGGAGATACCTTTAAAGCAACATTGATTTTACATAATCGAGTCCTTAAGTTCACCTTTAGGACATTAGGATATGATGCTCCAGAAATGAAACCGAGATTAAATTTACAAAATAGAGAAATATTGAAAAGCAATGCTGCAATATGTCGTGATCTATTTATGGAATATTCCGGATTCGATGACAGAGCAGAACATAGGTGGTGGAACCCCTTTTGTTATGCCAATAAAGTAAATGGGTTTGTTTGGATAGTTTGTGGGAAAAATGATAAATACGGACGAACTCTTGTAACAGTGTATAAAAATAAATGGGATAAAAAGTCAATTAATGATAAAATGTTGGAATCAGAGTATGTTAACCCCTATCAAGGAGGAACTAAAAAAGAGTTTGTTATTAAAAACAAAATATAATAAGGATTTGTTATATAATATTGTTTAATGGAACAATTACCAAACTTTATGAAACAAATGCTTAACGATAGAAGTCTTGATATGAAACAAAAATTACTAACTTTTATGATGCTCATGCCTTCAAAACAACTACCTGATAACCCAAATATGCCAGACTTTCATGAACTCGGTAAAAAAATAAAAGAGCTCTTGGATAATAATGTAATCAAAATTGAAGGTTTTGATAAAGATTTCAATATTAAAGTTATAAGTTGTTAACATAGATATATATAACATGTCTTCTAAAGAAGTCAAAGTACCTCTCTCACAGATAGATAAATTGTTATTCACTTTGTCAGAAAGACTAGACATAGAAAAAGCTAGAAATCACAAATATATTATACATAAACTTATTATGTCAATATTCACAATTGTGAAAAAAATGCCTAAAAATGACATTAGAGAGTTAAGAAAAGTAAAACATCAGATAGTTATACTCAATAAACATTTGATATTTTATTCGAAACTGTCTAATCAAGATTTTCCTGAATTTGACATGTGGATAATATCAATTATCAAACAGATAGAAGTATATGAAAAGAAATTGATTGATAAACCAAGGATGATTTTCCTCACGAACAACAGACATTAAATGATTTATTGAATAATCTCTATTTGAGGACCATTTTTGAATCCACCTATACTATTTAAGAATTTCTCTAACCTTTTAGAATTTGGACCTTTTACAGTAACATTTTTTGACTTCTTAACTGGCTTATTCTCAGGCTTCTTAACTGGCTTATTCTCAGGCTTCTTAACTGGCTTATTCTCAGGCTTCTTAACTGGTCTAGTGTTTTTAACTCTTCTCTTCACGCCAATATTGTAATTGTATAGGTTTAAGTATCTAGTTTTACTACTTGATTTCTTATATCTCATCATTTTGTCTAAAGCAGAATTCTTAATTTTTTTACCAAACATATGCAAACTAGTAACACCCTTTAATTCTGAACCCTTATCATTTGGTCCGATAACCATTAACTTAACTTTCTTGTTGTTAAAAGCCTCTATACCTTTTTTATCCATAACTGCATACTTTTTACCACCCCCATTTGTACCAAACCTTTTGAAACCATTCACCTTCAAGGCTTTCTGAAACAAGTTTGTATCATTCACAGCAACGACTTGAGACTTTCCTTGCAACTTCAACTTGCTAGCAAATGTCCTGAAACCTTCCACTCGCTTAACACCTCTATTCACAATACGAGGGAAGGCATTTGGCTCTAATTTCTTTAAGTCCATTATACGTTTTCTACCACTCCCTAACATATTAACCAACTTTTGCATTTGTAAAAAATTTAGTAAATTTGGATTTCTACCCAATATCACAACCTTCTTATCATCCTGAGATAAAACCCTCTTCATATTTGGATACTTTAAAGCATTTAAAGCACCATCAACTATTATTACGGATCCGTGAGGAAATTTGCGCTTTGATAAGGTGCTATACGGCATGGCACGTACTTTCTTGTATTTGTTCAACTTCCTTGCATTTGATACAGATGTACCGACATATACCGGCTTTTTCATAGAGAGTGCTTTAGAAACGGTACATAGAATGCAATTTTTACTGTTTGTCATTCCATGGAATATAAGGAGCTTTTTACTACCCCTTTCGAACCATCTTTTGACATCCTTCTGATACATTATATTATATACAAAGGTTTTTTTAAAAAATTTTTTGTTATATAATTTATGAACCCAGTCTCTAAAGAAATAGTGATAAAATGTTATAGAGAACTTTTACGAAGAGAACCAGACGCATCTGGTTTAAAGACATATTCATCTCTTATATCTTCTAATAAATGCGACGAACAAAAATTAAGAGATATACTTATGAATAGCGACGAATACATGAATTTAAGAATAGATTATACAATAGGTGATATGAAAATTTCACACACACATACATGTTCTGATATCAGAGTTGAAAACATTCGTCACCTTTATTCATGGATTTCATTCAATTATGATAAAATCCATGCCGATGGAAAATATTTTTTTATCATTGATAACCACCACCTAAAAATGAAAGTAATAGACACTTTCATAGAAACAATGGGTGATTTTATAAATTTTGATAATCAACAAATATACGCAACAGGAAGAAGAATCTTAAGATATTCTAGAGATTTCTATAAAGACCCAAAAGACTCTTTTCATCTAGGGGCTGGGTTAGAACAAGAACCATTCGTCGTTATAAGTCGCTACAATGAAGATGTTAGTTGGACTAAATCACTATATAACGCAGTCATATATAACAAGGGTGAGGAGAATCTACAAGCATCAATTCCTATCTTAAATATACAAAACGTAGGAAGAGAAGGTCATACATTTTTACATCATATCATAGAAAATTATGACATATTGCATAATTACACCGTTTTTACCCAGGCGAACCCATTTGAACATTCACCAGACTTCATGAAACTCATAAAAGAAAGTTATCACTTATTTGATGACTACCAAGCACTTACTTGGAGATGGAAAGATAATGATCCAACCATAGACTGGCTCACTTCAAAAAATGGTCAAGGAATCCCTCCCCTGGATTCTAGAAAAATGACAACTTTCTTCCATATAAATAATTGTAAAATTCACTATGAAATATTAGATAGAAATTTCAATTGTGTATGTCCTGTCGTGTGGGAAGATGGTGGATTTAACACACATCTTATTCCAAGAACCCGTCAGAGATTGTCGATCCCTGATGATATATCATTACTCGAATACATTTATGAAAGGGTTGGAATAGAGACACCATGTCCTTCACATTTCCCTTTCAACTTTTCAGCAAGTTTTGGTGTTAGAAGAGAAAATATTCTGAAACATAGAAGACAAATTTATAAAAATCTTATGGAATTTCTCCTAGAGCACCCTGATCATGGTTATATTTTGGAAAGGTTATGGGCAGTGTTATTTTTTTGATTATATTTTCCCAATCAAAGAAAAATCTATACCAATCATTAGTCATAGTTTCAACATCCAAAAATTCCTTACTATCAATTACCCGAATACGGTTTGTGTTGAGCGATAATTTTTCGGGCGAGTCAGTTATTATACACAATGTGTGACAATGAAGAGGATTTATACCATTTAAAACCTTAAAAAACTCTATCACATCTTTAGTTTCAATCATATATTTTCCTTCATATATAGGATTGAATCTATCATAATTTACAATGAAGTTCAAGTCGCGAGTACAAATCAAATCAATTAATCGTTTTAATCGTCTTTTGTATTTTTCTACTACACTTTTCTTCGCTTCATACTCTGTCAGAGATATAGGTGCATCGTGCAAAGAAATAAAATAACAGAGTTTATGTTTAATAACATAAAACCCCTCTATAGTTTTCGTTATTATTTCAAAATATTCTTCCGATATCTTTTCTGGATTTTTTAAAATATAAGACACTGCAAGTATATCAGATAAAACCCAATCGAACATTTGAGACATCTGCTTCTCATGATAATAATATTCTTCCATTCGTTTTTTTATAACACAATCTGAACCTAAAGAAATGTACATGTAAATTATTAATAGAAACAAATTTTTTCTTGCGTTTAAAGTAAATGAGCGTTCAAGTAGATGACTTGCTTATTTGTCTCGCTAGTAATGACAATCTTATCAAACTCTGTGGTACCGACACCAAACTTGTAGAAAAATATCAGAAAGTGTTTGAAGACAAAACACTCTCAATGGATTTTGATCCAATAATTGTAGCTGCAAATAATATCGATAGTTGTAAAATCTATAAAGGGTTTCGTAAATTTGATGCCAAAAAATTTACTCTTGCGTTCATAAAGAATAGGATGGAATTTCTTAAGGATACTGAATTCAAGGTTAAAGCCATGTCTAAGTCTGGTTTCGACTTCTTTGCATACTACATGAATTATGAAGATGAAATCGAAGCTATATATGGTGACGATGATTTTACAAAAGCGCAAAAAGCCTGTATCCACTACATTGAATTCAGGAAAGAAGAAAAAGATGTCGATTATCTCAGATACGCTGCGTCGTTCGACGATGTTATAGATATTTTAATGAAGGTTATGCCTACCGATGCAACACCCATGTCTTGGTTAAAGGAAAATGCCAGAGAGCATTATCTCAATATTGGTAAGAATGAAATAATGACAGGAGTTAGAGAAATACCAGAGATATTCAATGCTTGGTTATACATTGCTTCTTACGCTGGGACAAAGGACATCTTCTGGAATACAACCCGTGAAACTTTAGATGAAATACTCGCAACCGTCGCATTCATAACAACAGGATATAAAGAAGGTCTCAGTAGAGATCTCTTCAATTCTGATGTCTATCTTGCCAACTACCCAGATAACTTATTAGAAGATATCTATGTTGAAAGAAAGATAAGCAAGGTCAAGGTTGCCAAGTGCTGGCTCAAAAAGTTTCCAGATGAAACCACACTCGATAAATTCGATCCAATGAGTTTCTCTGAAGCTCACGGATTAGACGATCCTTTCAACTCGTGCAAGTCTTTCGTTGATTATCAAACAAAGATTTACTCGAAGTTTCTCAAGAAACAATCCAAATTGTTCTCCAAAGTCTTTGGCTGCGCGTCCGCTGCAAAATCAAACATCATCGTCCAACCTCAGGATGCCACATCTATGAAAATGAGGAAACAACTCTCTAAGGCCAAATACTCCATTAAAACTCCAAAACCCGATGAAATTAAAGAGACCAATGAAGAGAATGAATCGGAGAAGAAGTAATCTTATTTAAATTCAAAAAGTAAAGGACAACACATAACATGATTTATACCTACACTTTTTAAGTAACTTTTCGCAAAATCCTTCTGTTCTTGTCGAACTCTCAATATACTCTTCATTTCACACCTCTTCCCCCTTTTATTTATCACACGAACACCAATAGAATACCCCCTCCCGTTTGTATATTCCATCAAATAATTTTCCGTCATATGATCACACAAAGGTTTTATATATCTATCATATTCTTCTTCATAGAATACGGAAACCATGCGAGAATAATACTTATAATATTGAGATTTTAAATAATACTTTTCATCTGTTTCGAATTTCACACAAGGAACTTTATATATTTTTTTAAGTTGATTGAACACCTCTTGAATACAATCCTTATTCAATTTGTCGCCTATACACAATAAGACACTCGTTTTTGTTTCATTATCAATAAACATATTTACTTACTTAAACATTATATTCTTTAATATAATAAATGATGAATAGAGGTATGGATCTTGGACCAGATAAACTCATGGGAATGTCCTTCGGGAAAATTATGACACAAGAAGAATTTGATAAAATGCGCAAAGAACAAGGTATAGATAATACAAAGGTTGTTAAAATCCCAGCGGAATCAGACATCAATACAAACAAAGAGACCCTGAGGAAAAGGCTTAGAGAAAAAATAATGAATAAAAGAACTTAAGAATATACTTGCTATTTAAATTTACTAGAATGGCAACTATAACTAAATTTATATTAAGCCCTCTGATTTCAATAAATAAAAGGTTCAGAGGAAAACGCAGAGCATTTGTTGATGACTGCCCCCCACCAACTATTGAAGATACTGAACTTGGATATGGTTCGTATTGTATCAAAGCAGTTGTTAAAACAACAGATTTTGATGGTAAAGAAGATGCAACATTCATCGGACATAGTCAAAACATGAATATTGTAAAAAAAACCGAATTGGCTTGTGAAAGACACAAAAGATCCGGAACTAAATGTAATGATGTTGAAATGATAATCAAGGGTGGTGAATGTGACGAACATATTTTTATGAAAACTAAAGAAGGTAATCTAGTCAGGATTCCAATTTATTAATATTTTAATTTAAATTTTTTTAAAAGAAAAATACAATGAAAATATTAGACATCTTTTCTGGAACAGGGTCTGTTGCGAAGATGTGTAATAAACTCGGATACGAATGTGTAAGTATTGACATTTCGGATAAATACCATAAACCTACTATCCTTGCCGATATCATGAAGTGGAACTTTAAGTCATACAAACCGAAATATTTTGACATTATATTTGCAGGTGTTCCATGTACAGAATATAGTATATTGAACCATGCGAATAAAAACACAAAAACACCAGATGTTAAAGGTGCAAATAAAATAACACGGAAAACCCTTGAAATAATAAACTATCTCAAACCAAAATATTGGTTTATCGAAAACCCCGATTCAGGGTGTCTAAAAGATCAACCATTTATGAGAGAATTACCATATTACAGAGTAAGTTATTGTAAATACGGGTTTTATTATAGAAAAAATACACGTATATG